CAAACCAACTCAAATCTTTTATTGCCGACCGCCAATTATGATTGTATTTAATGTCACTAGCTTTTTCCAGCCAAGCATCGCCCTGCCCTTCATCTTTTTCAAAACCCAAAATACCCTCTCGCTGGAAAAACCCCCTATAAATAACAGGTGTAGCATAAGTTGTATTCTGTGAATTTTGGCAGATAAAATTATATATCCAGAATGAATCTGGATAATAACTTAATGCAAATTTTATAGCATACGCACTGTAATAATTATTGAGCTTCATATCTTCCATCACCGCTCGCTGTATACAGCACCATAACTTATCGTGATCGTTCTGTTTGTTATAGCAAGCAAGTAACCACTCCAGGGCATTATGGCGACATTCCTGAAATTGTGCGTGCTGAGCAATGTTCTCTGCTAAGTCGATTGCATGTTGTTGATCCTCTGGCGCAATATCCTCAATGCTGACATCACGGTAATCATCCCACCAAAGTAAGAGATCCATATATTCATGCTCTTCGGCAGATAAGTGTTTACAGGTTGCTGAATCCAGCAATTCGGAGATTTCTTTATGCGAACCGCCCCAGCGTGGCATTCGAAACGGTATATATTCAACAAAAGGATAAAAAGTGTGAGGAAAAATAGTCAGGCAAACAGCAAGCCAATATTTTTGCCCGCCATCGTTATCATACTCAGGAAGTATATTGGGGCGAGGCAAAACGGGGCATATTGCATCCTCAAACGAAAGTCCGGAATACGCCATCAACGCTTCCACTTCTTGCGGGGAGCGGCGGTGATAATTTTTCAGTGCGATCATTAATGGTATTCCTGCGACACTATCACCGTTAAGGTGTGCCGCCAGCCAGGCTGGCTGACCAAATACTTTTGAGTTGGTGCTGGTAAGTAATGCAGCCATCCATTGTCGTGGGTCACAATCAATTGCTTTAAGTGTAGCGATGACCATTTGTTCATTACATGCACCAGCACAAAGCCACATTGCATGTGTGGTATCATTTGCCCAGCCATAACTGCGATATAACCATGCACGGTGATTCCAGTATTGTGCTTCGGCAAGCCAGGCATGTGTAGAATGAGGTCTTGCTTGCTGCCAGGTTTTAATGAGTCTTAAACCTTCTGTTCCGGCATCAACTAGCGTGTTCATATCATAAAAATAGTTGCACATTTGGGTCCAGGATAAAAAATAGCGCTTTTCAGCCTGACGAGAAGTGAAACTCTCCTGTAATGCCTGGTTATAAATTTCATCTAGTTCCTGATAACGTTTTTCTTGTAACATATAAGGAATATTTGCGATTTGCCATTTTCTCTCAAGAGTATTAAGTGGCATTTTTTGGTCACACATCTTTTGCATTGCACTGAGTAAACGAGCATCCTGTTCCATAGATATCCTTTTAATTAGGTTCAAAAATTTTAAATTCATTCCACGGCAATTTTTTCCAGTTACTGGATGGATCTTTCAACCATGCAGTGACTTCCTTTAAATCACGGTTCGCAGTGGCGACGGGTGTATCGTATATCATTAACCATTTTTGTCGGGCGCGAACATAAGCACTGGCATAATCTTCCCATGAAGCGAAACAATCTTGTGCTCTTTGAGCATTCAGTAATAACACTATCCAGGCCTGGTTTTCATCGCACCAGCCGAAACCGGCGATGCAACGAGTTAAAAAAGCAGTGCGCATACAGTCAAACGCCAGCGCATCCAGGACCTGGCCTTGTGCTGCCAGCTGTTCGTAAAAATCATGTGGAGAATTACCAAGCCCTGTAGCCCAGCGTTGTAATATAACGCCAATTTGTTGGTGGAAATCTTCGTTGCTTTGGTAAGTTTCTGTTCCTAACTCTTGTTTAACCTGTAGTGCAAGTTGTTGACGCTTATCATCAGTCAACTTTAAATCTAACGTGAAGCCATTTACTGGCAGTCCATTACGACGAGCAACTATATCACCAATTGCTAATGCCCACTTACGTCTCTTTGTTGCTCGTCTTTTGTCCTTGAGTAGATCCTTTTCTTTTTCTTTAGCAAGAAAAGCATCGATTAGTGGTTTGTTTTTTTTGTATCTATAGATAAAAATAAATATTGCGACCAGGAGAACAATGATAAGACTCATTATTTTTTAACCTCTGACAGGGGTAAGTAATGAGATGTCTGTAATGTCAAACTCTCTATCTCAAAGGAAATATTGCTGATATTTTGACCTGCAAATTGCGGATGCCACTCAGCGCCAGGGAATAACATTTCCGCAGAAGTAGCAACTATAGGGTCAATAGCATTAAGATAATGTAACTTATCAGGTGCGCTGTGTAACAGTAACCACTGCAACTCCACCGAAGGAGTTGCAAAGTGTTCTAATAAATGAAAGTTATTATGTAGTACACTTAGTAAGAAACTGGTTTCGTATACTTCCGTTACATATTTCCACCCCTGATGCTCCGGTGTATTTTCATAAACAATACCCATACCTTCACAATCACTATGTCGAACTGCTTGTGGTGACAACATCTGCAAAAGAGATAAAACATTGTCCGCATATTTTTTTACTGGATGACGATTTTGCTTACCTTTTATTTGATCAATTTTCAGTGAATCACCGATAACATTAAGGGCAATAGTAACATGAGGAATATTATTGTTATCACGCAAACTGAATAACCGTAATTTATGTTGCTCAATTTGATTTGCATAATACTCGCCATAACCACCGGTAAGATTTTTTCGATCATCAAACTGACCTACACAATGTTGCATATGCCATGATTCATAAGCCATCTCACGACGAAGGTTCGAATGACTGGCATCAAACTCAACAACTTTTCCGTCTGGCACATCAAGTATTAACTTTACGGTATTTTGTTCACTCGGTTGCCACCCTTTCTCGCGCCGTTGAAGCATTTTTTCATGCTCTTCTTCACGCATTCTGAATGCGGCGTAGCAGGTTATGCGCTGTAGTTTTGATTCCAGACGGGTACCACATTTCCTGGAAAGAAATTCCACCAACTCTCGTTCTTTGGTTAATATTTGTTGATGATCGGTTTCGATATAATAAACTGTCGAAGTTGATACTGAGGCATTATTAAACTTCGATACCAGCCATTCCGGGAGTACATCATCATTTTTATTAAACAGTGAATATTCTGCTAGCGAGTTAATCTGTTGCGCCATTGGAAAGTCACTAATTAGCCATCGATAAAAATGGTTCAGCAACCATTTTTGGATGGTCTCATTATCCTGGCGACACAGACTTCTTTGCAAAATTGCTGTTTTTACTTCCGGGGCATTGATTACATCCCTTGCATTATAATTTTGGTGAATATTCCCATTCATAACATCCATCCGTGTTTATTATATCACTCAAGAAAATAATTAATGAATATAGATTTTTTATCTAAATCATCATGGTTGCAGGTACATACTCAAGTAAGCCACTCTAGAAAATAACGTAAACTCAATAGTGGCAACGTCACAAACTTTGAAAGTTATGTCTTATATTTGCAGTTTCTTTTAGTGAATAACTGAGATAAATGAAATTATTTTACATCCTCAATGATTCAGGCTGCAAGAGGACGGCAAATATATTCATAATTATCAGGGGATGAGCATTCAGGAAAGTGGTCAATATCGTCAACTTTCTCTGTTATCACTACATGAAGATTTCGTGCAGGTACTCCCTTCTCTGCCACTTGCCCCCTCACATTTACACTGGAGCCAACCCCGCCGATTGCGCTACAATGCCCGCCCTTAAAGTGGGGGCACTCCCCTAACCGCTTCATCAGGTGAAGCGGATCTGACCTGTCATCAGAACGAGAGAATTATGTTTAAACCGGAACTCCTTTCCCCGGCGGGAACGCTGAAAAATATGCGTTACGCTTTCGCTTATGGCGCGGATGCTGTTTATGCGGGCCAGCCACGTTACTCCCTGCGTGTGCGCAACAACGAATTCAACCACGAAAATCTTCAGCTCGGCATCAATGAAGCCCACGCGCTGGGGAAAAAGTTTTATGTCGTGGTCAACATTGCACCGCACAACGCCAAGCTGAAAACCTTTATTCGTGACCTGAAACCGGTGGTGGAAATGGGGCCGGATGCGCTGATTATGTCCGATCCAGGGCTGATTATGCTGGTGCGTGAACACTTCCCGGAAATGCCAATCCACCTCTCGGTACAGGCTAACGCCGTAAACTGGGCGACGGTGAAATTCTGGCAGCAAATGGGTCTGACCCGCGTGATCCTCTCTCGCGAACTGTCACTGGAAGAGATTGAAGAGATCCGCAATCAGGTGCCGGATATGGAGATCGAAATCTTCGTTCACGGCGCGCTGTGCATGGCCTACTCCGGTCGCTGCCTGCTCTCTGGCTATATCAACAAGCGCGACCCGAACCAGGGCACCTGCACCAACGCCTGCCGCTGGGAGTACAACGTCCAGGAAGGGAAAGAAGATGACGTCGGCAACATCGTACACAAGTACGAGCCGATTCCGGTGCAAAATGTTGAGCCGACGCTGGGTATCGGCGCGCCAACCGACAAAGTGTTTATGATCGAAGAAGCCCAGCGTCCGGGCGAGTATATGACCGCGTTTGAAGATGAGCACGGCACTTACATCATGAACTCGAAAGATCTGCGCGCCATCGCCCATGTTGAACGCCTGACCAAAATGGGCGTGCATTCGCTGAAAATCGAAGGCCGTACCAAATCTTTCTACTATTGCGCACGCACCGCGCAGGTTTACCGTAAAGCTATCGATGACGCCGCTGCGGGCAAACCGTTCGATACCAGCCTGCTGGAAACGCTGGAAGGTCTGGCGCATCGTGGCTATACCGAAGGTTTCCTGCGTCGTCATACCCACGACGATTATCAGAACTACGAATACGGTTATTCGGTTTCTGACCGCCAGCAGTTTGTTGGTGAGTTTACCGGTGAGCGCAAGGGGGAGCTCGCGGCGGTAGCGGTGAAAAATAAATTCTCCGTTGGCGACAGCCTTGAGCTGATGACGCCGCAAGGCAACATTAACTTTACCCTTGAGCATATGGAAAACGCCAAAGGTGAAGCTATGCCGGTCGCACCAGGCGATGGTTATACTGTGTGGCTCCCGGTGCCGCAGGATCTTGAGCTAAATTACGCGCTGCTGATGCGTAATTTCTCCGGGGAAACCACGCGTAACCCCCACGGTAAGTGATTAATTTCGATTATTTTTCCCGGATGGAAAATTCTTAGAAACCGATCACATACAGCTGCATTTATTAAGGTTATCATCCGTTTCGCTGAAAAACATAACCCATAAAATGCTAGCTGTACCAGGAACCACCTCCTTAGCCTGTGTAATCTCCCTTACACGGGCTTATTTTTTACGCGTAATTCAATGAAATAAAAGGATTTATTTCTGGTCACGTCCACACATTGACCACATCGACAAAAAAAGCCCCTCGACTGAGGGGCTTTCTGTTTGTAACTACATCCACATAATTTGCTGCCCTGACGGCAACGGGTGCGGCCTTACGGCGTGGACTTCTCCCGGCTTCACGATGTATCTCTGTACCGACTCATAGGTGATGAACGTGGCGCTGCAATTCACGTTCTGGCACTGGTGATAACGCTCTTTTGTCGTGTCAGTGATATAGCGGCTTGTACGCGCATGTGCGGCATGCTGGCATAAAGGACAATGAAACATCGCGAGCACCTCTTCCGGTTTTGTTGATGGTGTCATTTTAGTTAATTTATCCTTATAAAACAAATAGATAAAATAAAAACATCACTCATCATCTTCTGTTTCGTACTCCACATCAGAAAGCCTGACCTCAAGCTCTAAGGACGTCGTGAAGCCGCTATTATTCAGAAAATGTGTCACCTTAGTGATTGTCCAGTCCTGCTCGTCTATGACGCGCTTAAAGCCTGACACTTTAACCGGTGTTTCCGTGTAAATATCTGCCCGACCGGTAGCCAGGCTGATGGAGAACTCCGCCACACCCCGTTGCAGTTTATCCCACTTCGCCTGAGCGGCGCGCATGGCCTGCGCTTTTGTGGCATATACCGTGGTCAGGGCAAAAACATTGTCAGCCTCACCGGCCATGTATTCACCTTCGCGCGCTTCCGGTACTTTTGGCGCTTTCTTCTGCGTGACCGGTTTCGCTTTCGGGTGCTCCAGTGCGCGCAGGTGTTTCTCTTTCTTTTTGCGTTTCAGTTTTACCTTCTGCTTTTGCGGCTTCGGGTCTTTGGTGTGAAGCCACTTTGCCGTTACGCCGGTATAGGCTCCACGGTCAGCAATCGCAAAATGATGACGGTCGCCGTCGCTGCGGGTGATGATGACCTGCGGAATTTTCTTACCGCTGGCCGTCACCCCCTGCCCCGCCTTAAGAAACAACAGTTTTCCCATTTTTACCGAGACCTCACCGCCGTTGCGTTCTGCAAGACGGGTCAGGAATTTCGCATCAGACTCCTGCGACTGGTCGATGTGCGGGATTTTAATTCCGGCCAGTGACGGAGCGACACTGGCTTCCAGTCTGTTACGGGAGGCTATCGCCTCAACAATCGCACCGAGCGTGGTGTCATGCCAGGAGCCTTCACGGCGGGAATTGAGCGTCCCGCGAAAATCTGCACTCCGGGCGCGGATGGTAACCACATCCGGCGCGCCCCGGTGTTCAACCTCATCAACGGTAAATTTCCCTTTGCATACCAGGGCAAAACCTTTCCAGCCGATATACACCGTCAGGACAGCGCCACGAACCGGCAGCCCGACCTGCCCGTCGGCATCGTTCAGTTCAATATCAAGCTGGTCAGCCTCAAAGCCCCGGTTATCCGTCAGGGTCATGCTCATCAGACGGTCGCTGATATTGCCGGTAATATCCCTGCTGTCGAGCATCAGCATGTAATCCGGCGTCAGCGTACTGCCTGCATCAAATGTCAGTGCATCCAGCATTATCCCGCCCCCGTCATACCCGTGAATTTAGTCGCCATACTGCCAGCCTTACCGATGAGCGATTCCGCCTGTTTACCGATATCGCCATAAAGCGCGGCCAGTGATTCATCAACGCGGGTGAGCGACAGCGTAAAATCAATTTTCCGGGGTGTGCCGTCTGCAAAGAAAATACTCCCTGTTTCACTCACCTTGCTGATGACATACATGCCGTAAATCATGCCGGTGCCATCCAGCAACGGCCACGACCGGCCTTCATCTGCCATCAGCCTGAGCGTGGTCATCGTCAGCTTTCCGCCGGTCAGTTCGGGATAAAGCACACCGGCAAGCGTCATGTTTTCCTCGCCAACACCGAGAAACTGGTAGGCATCCCGTTTACCGATACGGGAATTTGACGGCCAGCGATAATCTGATTCACGCTGCATGGTCTGGTGTGGCAGCGTCTGGCGCATAAAAACAAACATACCTAACGCGAGCATCATTTTTCGTCACCTCCTTAACCGTCATGCATCATGCTGGCACGGGCGCGCGCACGTTTATCCCGCTCGTATTTTTCGAGCGCATCCTGTAACTGGCGGTCGAGCTGTGTCCCCGGCGCAGTACCACCCGTCAGGCTGATGTGATATTCGTTTTTACTCTGGTCTACATAAGAGCGGCCAGCCGGTGCCGTGACCGGCTGATAAGCCTGATAACCTGCATAAGAGCTGGTCGCCGGAATATAACCACCGCTGCCATACGTGGCGGCTTGAGTTCTGGCGGCGGTCTGGTCAAGTGTGTCTGACTCTTTGTTGATGACACCGAGTTTTTCCAGTACCCAGTCAATACCACTGCGCAGTTTGTTGAACGCATTAAGCGGCAGCATCAGCGCGTCAGCCAGTGCCTGCCCGAACATGACGCCCGTGTCACGGCAACGGTTCAGGGTGTCCTGGGTGGCTTTGACCGGGGCAATCAGGTTTTTAAACCACTGCCACGCGGCCTGTAACTTTTCACCCAGCCAGTCAAACACCGGTTTAAGTGGCGTGAACAGTTCCCCCACCGGCGCAAATGCCGCTTTCAGCCCTTCCACCACACCGCCAAAGAATGCGCTGACAGGCTCCCAGTATTTACGGATAAGCAACGCCCCGGCGACAATTGCAGCCACCACGGCCACAACCGGCCAGCTAATCGCCCCGATGGCCGTCATAACGGCACTACCAACAGTCGTGAAGATTGCCCCCATTGCGCCTGCTGCCGCGATGATGGCATTGATGCCGGTGATAACCGGCCAGGCTACGAGGCCAATGGCACCGATGACACCAGTCAGCGCCAGTGCACCACCGACAATGAGGCCGATGGTTGACGCCAGTGATTTGTTTTTCTGGATCCAGCCGTCGAGTTTTAACACATACTTTGTGGCCGTCTGCGTGAGATTACGCAGTGCGCCTTCCTGCTGGTCAAACAGGTCAGTCCCCACCGCTTCATAAGCGGACTGAAACTCCTTAAAGTCACCGCCGAGGTTATCCTGCATGATTTTAACCAGCTCTTCCGTTTTACCGTCCGAGGCTTTCAGCGTGGCGGTCAGCTTATCCAGTTTTCCGCTTGCTGCCGCTGCCAGTAAAACGTTCGCTGATTTCAGGGCTTCCTCACCAAAAATGGTTTTAAGGTATTCCCCCTTCTGAGACGTTCCCAGCTTATGCTTATCAAAGCTGGCCTGAATCTCTTTCAGAATGGTGAACAACGGACGCATATTCCCCTTTTTGTCCGAGGTTTTAACGCCAAGCTCTTTGAGTGCATCCCATGCTTTTCCAGTCGGTGCCTGTAATCGGGTGACAACGGCACTGCTACCCGTACCCGCCATTGACCCCCTGATGTTATTGTCATGCAGCACACCGGTCATGGCCGCTGCCTGCTCAAGACTTACACCTGCCGTCCTCGCAACCGGGCCGAGGTAAGTCAGTGCATCACTGAGTCCCTGAAAATCAGCCGCCGACTTATTCATCGTTGCCGACAACACGTCGCCCACATGGCTGACATCATCATTTGACAGTTGAAAGGATGCCTTAGTCCCCAGCAACAATTGCGCGTTTTCTTCCATCGACCGCTGGTTTGCCAGTGCCATATTCAGTGTGACCGGCGTTGCTGCCTGAATAGCCGCAGCATCTCCACCCGCTTTCGCAATGATAATCTGTGCACCGGCTGCATCATCTGCCGAGGCTGCGGTATTGTCGCCGAGCTGGCGCGCCTGCTTGCGGAGTGCGGTCATTTCGGCGGAGTCTTTTGCCACACTCAGCACGGCCTGCAATTCTGAGTTTTTCTGCGCAAACTCATAGCCGGGCATCAGCAGCTTAACTCCGGCCATCGTTCCCGCCGCCGCAATCCCCACACCGGCAGCGCCCACCGAGGCCATATTTCCGGCCAGTTCCTTGCCTGCCTGATAACGCTGTTTGACTGCGTTAAGTTTTGCCTGTTGCGCACTGACACGCGCCAGCGCGTCACGCTGCCGGTTAAGCTGTGCGGTGGTTTCACTGATACGGTTTTTCAGCCCTCGTTCATCATGCGCCAGATTACGGGTATTAATACCCGCCTGACTCAATTCCTGACGCTGGCGCTGTACCGACAATCTCAGGCTGTTATATTTCGCCTGTAACTCAGACGCATTTTTACGCGCGGCTTCCATTGCCTTTGCCTGTGCATTTGTCGGTCGTTCAGTATTTTTAAACTGGACAGCCAGAGCTGCGGCTTCCTGTCTGGCTTTTTTCAGTTCCTGACCAGTCACGGCGAGCTGTGCACTGGTCTTGCGGAATCCCTCAATACGGGATGCGTGACCGTTCAGCTCGCGCAGTGATTTTTGTGTTTCCCGGATATCCCCCGACAGCGACTTACTCGCTGTACGGATGGATTTAAACGGGCGGGATGCCTGGTCAACAGCCCTGAGCAATACCTGTAATTTTACATTGTTACTCATTCGTGTTTCCGCTTCGCCGGAGCGCCTTTTCGCGCCATGTGATGAGTTCGGTCAGGCTCATGGGATACAGTTCTGATGGCGGCCAGTGAAATATCACTGCCACATCCGCCATCAGGTCATCGACCGAGAGATTTTTCGGAAACGTCACTGCACCGAGTTCGGCGACAAAAAACCGACCACCTTACCGGCCAGCGCCACAAGGTCAGGCAGTTCCAGTGCGGCGACTTCCTGCTCGGTCAGCATCGGTGCAGTCATGCGCGGCAGCACCTTAATCAGTGCATCGACTTCGGAGTTCGCGACCGCAGCCAGACTGACACCGCGCAGCGTCCCGGCGTTAGGTTTCATCAGCGTGACCTGTTCGATAACCTGCTCACCACGTTTGACCGGATTGTCCAGGGTAATGACGTTTTCTTTGTTCATGGTTTTCTCACTTCTGAATCGGGGTTAACCGGTCAGCCAGGCTGACCGGATGACAATTACAGGCCGATATTGCGGCGGTGTTGCTCCAGCCGGTCGACGCCGTTCACCTTCTCAATCATGTTGATGGTGTCGATTTCGACCAGCTCCTTACCGTCCATCGTCAGCCGGAAATAGGTGCAGACCACGGAGATTTTCGACTCGGTGTCTTCTCCCTGTTTACCCTCGCCGGTGTCGATTTCTTTCTGACGTCCACGCATGACCACCTCGACGGCTACCGTTTCGCCGGTATCGTCGCGCTGGTAAGAGCCTGCAAAACGAATCGGCACGGCATCCACACCGGTTGCGGCGTAAAGCTCCCAGATAACCGAATCCGGGAAGCCCCCGAGCGACCACTCCATTGACAGCGCATCGTCATCAAGGCCGAGGTCTACCGGTGCGCTGCCGTTCATCCCCGCACCGCGATAGTTTTCGAGCTTACGGGTCAGTTTTGGCAGCGTGACGGACTTTGCAACGCCCTGATAGCTGTAGCCGTTCAGAAAGACGTTCATTAACTTGAGTTTGCGCGGCATTGCCATCGGTCAGGCTCCTTAATTGCTGTTAACCGAAGTGACCAGATTTGCCAGGTATTTATCGGTAATACGCTGGCGTAGGGTCAGGTTTTCAAGAGGAGGCACCGGTGTATAGTCGTAGTCGATATACAGTTTTCCGGCCTTGAGGGTTTCCGCATCGTTGGATTCTTCGCTGAACCAGCAGGTCGCATCCACGATATAGCCGTTTGTTTTCAGCTCACGGAATTTGGCATTGATGCCGTCAACGATGTCGCGAATCAGCGTTGCAGTGATGGGCTTGTCCACCGCCCACATGTGCGCCTCAGCCATCGTGTCGGCCAGCACCTGCGCGGTGCGGGTGTAGTTTTCAAAGAGGAACAGCGGGTCATCAGAGCAGGTACGGTTACCCCAGAAGCGGAAACCGTCACGGCGAATCAGCGTTGTGACACCTGACTCGTTCAACAGGTCAGCATCGGTGCCGGACTCCTGCAAATCCCAGAATACAGAGGCACTGATGCCGGTAACACCGTTTACCCCGACGTTGGACAGCGTTTTATGCCAGCCCTGCTCCTGGTCGATTTTTGCACGCAGACCCAGCGCACGGGCGGTGGCATACGCGGTGGCGGTGGTACTGGTGACCGTATCCCATGCGAGGAAATCCGGCCAGATAACCATCAGTTCACGCTGGCTGAAATTCTGGCGGTAGGCTTTCACCTCAGAAATGGTTTTACAGCCCCATGCGCTGATATACCCGAAAGCGCGCAGCTTCTGACAGACTGATGCCAGTGCGACGGCAACCTCTTTGGTGTCCAGTCCCGGCACACCGAGAATGCGCGGCTTAACACCGGTTACCGACTCCGCCGCCAGCAGGGCTTTCAGTCCGGTGTACTGACCGTTTTCGTCAGTGGTGCCGATGATATTGGAAACGGTCTGCGCGAGTTTCGTTTCCTCGTCGTCGCCGGTGCCGTCTTCCACACGCACGACAACGGTGACCGGTTTTGACTGGTCGGCGATGGCCTGCAACGATGCCGCCAGCGTGCCTTTTTTACCGGCCTTTGCAATTGCGCTCTGCACATTGGTAATCAGCACCGGTTTATTGAGGGGGAAGGTTTCCGCATCCGCATCGCTGGCCGTGCAGACCATGCCGACAATGGCCGTGGATACAGTGGAAATGACGCGGGTGCCGTCGTTAATCTCCAGCACCTGCACGCCATGATGATAGTCACTCATCCGTTTAACTCCGTGGTTAATGGGTGCAACTATTTTCTGTTGGGCAGTGCATGAGACGCTATTTGACCTGGCTGGTCAGTGGATGAAACAACAGATAAAGAAAAGGCGGGCAATCAGCTCGCCTGTCCTGATTTGTACACACTCATTTTCCGACTGACAGTTTACATAGCCCAAACGCTATCAAATCTGACAGCCTGCTTTGAGCGAGTAACTAAATTTGATTTAAATAAATTATAAGGATTCAAATATTATTGGCACAAATTCCTGAGATGCAAACAGTCACACTAAGTGTTCAAACAAGGTTCTGGACTACGGCTAACTCATCAGTTAAGTTTGTTTCCGACCTGTCGTTTCTTCCCTGTCAGGAGTCACTTTTCGTGTTATTTTTTAAGGATGTTTTATGAGTAATGAAACACAATCATTCCTTAGTCAATTGCTAATATCCATAATCTCTATATCTTTAGGGTCATTTCTTTTTGCTGGAATCCTAGAGAGCTACAAAAAAGACCAAGATCTTCAGGAGGAGTTTATAAAGGATTACTTTAGGCCAATGATGAAATTACAAAGTTCTTGTTCATCTTCACATAATGAACTATTTCTAAAGTATGGAGAGTTATCTGCTTCTTATCAGCTCATGTATAATGAAATAGTACATATGGCAATGAGCCCTGATTCAGAATTAGGACAACATTATGAAGTTCTCCCGATGTCTCTTATTAAAACAAATGAAGAGTTAAAAAAAAGAGTTGAAGATCTTGAAATGACGGTAAAAAAATGCAATATCGATTTATTCCTTAAGTACGAAGAGCTTGCATTAGTTACTGGTTCATATCCAGAGTTTAAGAGACTGGCGAAAAAACACACTGACACAATTAACTCCATCTATTCAGAAAGACAAAAAAAAGCAAAGGAAAATGCAAAAAATATAGACCCTGATCAACTAATTCCATTGATGCGGAAATATATTGCCATGGATCCACACACCAATGTAAACAAATCCATGCTTGCCAGTGAAATAGATAACATATCTAAACTAACAACACAGCATAATTTGATAATGGCAGAATATGAGGAGTTAATTTTCAAAGAAGATAATGATTTATTTATAACTCTTCATGATCTTTATGCAATCAAAATTAGTGAAAAGTATTCAGGTGGATTTATCAGTTGGATATTTTAAAACATGATAACTCATCAGATACAATGCTAACTATGTAGAACGCGTAAATCTGTGAAGGTTACCAATGTGTTAGGTAATGTCCGCTCCTTGCACAGAGCGGACTGTCAGATTAGGCTTTACTCTGTGCTATAGATATGTCAGCTCATACAACTTATTGCGGCATTTCCGGCCATTCAGGATTTGCAGGATCCACACGGCTGACCAGAACACTGTAGCGTTCCCATGCTTCCAGTCGGCTACGCTCCTCATCTGTTGCCATGTTCAGCCTGACAGCGCGCTCCAGTGGCTGAATAACGCTTTCCGCTTCGGAAAGTAACGCGGCCTTTTGTGATTCTGCCTGTTGTTGCTGTTCGTCTGCCGTATAAATCCGCTTAATCACGGCACCATCCTTAAACATCCATTTACCTGAGTCATCAGCACGTCGGTTGGCGGTAATATCAGGAACCTCGACAACGCTAAAACCTTCAGGGTTGAGCGTTGAAGCATCTCTGGTGATGCCGACAATTATATTATTCTCATCGTAAACAATCTTTATCGTGTCTTCCTGAAAATTACTTACTTCCTCATACCAGTTTTTTCCCTCTTCGGACCATAACCAGATAACATCAAAATTTTTTGTCAGTTGATATTGGGCAACAGTTTTTGGATTACCCGCAGTAATATTTTTTAAATGCTGCATAAATTACACCTGTGCGACGTTATACCATGTGCCATTGATGTATTTTTGTATTGGTCTGAATACTGCGGGGTCATCACCATCGACTTCACCGACAATACCAAGCCCGGTAATTACGTGCCCTGCTTTCTCATACATCACCCCTTTCTGCATGGTCTGGACAACACGTGTGCCAAGTCTGACATCTCTCACATAGCGGGAATCAAAGTTACCGTAATCCGAGGGATTAACACGCCCCGTAATATTTATGGTTTTATTACTTTGAACGCTTCCGGAGACAAAGCGCATAACATGGACGCTATTAGCATAAACATCCAGATTACCATCACCATTTTGTTTAAAGCCCGTGTCATTATCACCCAAAACAATCGAATTACCGCCAAGAGCACTGGATGTTCCTATACCCAGAGCACCATTCAATTGACCACCAGATAACGGCAGTGCACCGACATCTCCCGCTGTAGGTTTTCGCGTTGTGGTATAAAACTCAGACCAGTCAGCCTCGAATCCGTAACCGTCACGAGCAGAACGATAAAAAATACCACCGTTCTTATAATTAACGCGAAACTGGGCGGCGGGACAACTTCCTTCACCGATATTAAAATGAAGAATTAACGTTGATGCCCCACCAATAGTTGCGTTATAGGCTCCGCTACTCCAGTTCCATCCAACGGCTTTATCATTCGCAACAGTGTCTCCTGTTTTTCCTGAAGCAAATGCACCAATATTTTTCGGCGTCAGGTTAATATCTGATGTTCCATCAAACGAAACGTTATTAATTTTACGGGCTGTTTTCAGCTTTGTTGCTGTCGCCGCATTGCCGGACAGTTCACCAGAAAGGCCAGCACTGAATGTCTGTTTCGCGCCCCATGTCTGGGCTTCGTCAATGATTGGTACTCGTCTTGTTGTGATCGTGCGGCTTCCCGGATTTCCTGAAATGCGCACCATAAAAAAGCGGTAGTTGGCTTTACTTACAGTGCTGCGCCATACATGCATTGAGCGCCCCGTACCGGAATCATCACTCGGACCAACTGCGATGTTTATCAGGTTGCCATCAATGACGCCCCAGTCCATACCGTCGGGAATGTTGGTCATGTTATCAAGCCGAACGGTTATCAGACTGCCCGGCACAAAGTCGTGGGTCTGCCAGTCCAGGCTGGTGAGCTTTGCCACTGCACCGCCGATACCCAGATTCAGGGGAAGTGAATACGAGGTGTAGACTTCCCGCCATTCGCTCCACGAGCTGCCGGTATAGACGCGCTCAAACGTGCGACCTTTAAGGGTTGCACCTGTTCCGGCAGTTGTATAACGCTGCCATACGTTAACACCATCAAAGCGCCTCAACACTTCCAGAATACCGAGGACTGTCACGCCGTTTCCGTCCAGTACTGGACCGTTGGTCGCTTTACCTGTAACGCTGTAAATACCTGGTGAAGTCACATCATTCAAATCCCCGTCGTAATAACGACTCTCTGACTGATGACCGACTCTTAACCACGGTTCCCACTGCGGATTTGATGCATCCCAGCTTGCCGCAAGGCAGCGGACATACATATTTCCACGGCGAGTGGTATAACGTTGCGTTCTTCCATAATTCCCGCCTTCGAGGATCTCAAGCGTCCCCTGAGCAAAGCCGCCTTCCTCTGGATAATTGCGTTCATATGAAGCTATAGCCGAGCTACTGTTACGCCATAAACCAAGATGTTCGGCGGCTCCAAGCGTATTCAGGTCTATAGTCGTACTCAAAGGGCGGGTAGCTGATTGAGTGTGACGCCATACGCCCCATGGACCATCAGTACCATTCCACTTATTGGCGAGTTTACGCATGTATACATTGCCGTCTCTCGTGATAAAGCGTTGCGTGCCTGCAAAATTGCCGGCAGCAAAAACCTCAAGCACACCGACAGCATTATCTTCCGGGAAATTTTTCTCCAGTGTTGCGTTAGTTGAGGTAGCTTTAGACCAGATCCCCAGATAAGCCTTAACTGGACCAAATGTATTCAGATCAGCATCAACCGGCATTTCGCCGTTGTTTTTCATAAACGTCAGGCTGGTAACGCCAACATTGTCCAGAAAAGCTGATTTATCCTGGATATCTGCACCGTTCTGATTTTTCGCCAGACGTGAATTTGCGTTGTCATTCGCAGCCTTGACCGCTTTTGGCGTTGCCGCCAGTTTTTCACTGGTGCTGTTTGTTGCGCTGCTTAACTGGGTAAAACCTTTTTCTGTCAGCGTAGCGTCAGGATGGCGGCGGGACTGCTCATGTTCTGCGATTTTGTCATCGACGTAATCCTGCGTCGCCATCACTGTGCTGGCATCAATACTCAGCTCAACGGACGCCACGTTACTGACAATAATAACCATGCGGCAGGTCTGCGCACGCCCGGAGCCTTCAGCGAGTTCAGGCTTATAGCTTTCTGCCATGTTGGCGACCGCAATCAGTGTTCCGGCATCGTCATACAGACCAAGCTCACGCATCCAGAAGCCGCCCACTTCGGGCGGTACAACCAGTTCAGCCACGATATAGTTTTTATTCTTGTTATCCACGCTGACTTTATTCAGAGCGTGACGCCAGACCTCATGCACCAGTTTCGTCTGACCGGCATCCGGCACCGGCAATTTGCCATTACCGTCACCCACGGCCATTGCAGACAGGGTTACTTTTTTCCCGCCGGGGACAGTGGCGGCTGCCAGCTTTGCGGCTCCGGCAGTAGTGATAACGGTTTTAAATTTCGTGCTCATTGTTTCTCACTTATCCGGGATAAACAGTAATAACATCACCATCACAGACCACACCGCCTGTATACAGACAGCCGGGAATGTCCTGGATAATGTTCAGACCGATAAGGTGGCGACTTGCGGGTTTGGCATCGGCAATAAGCCGTTCCATTTCCAGATACATCTCCTCCGTGATGCCGCTTTCCAGCACACCGATATCAAGGCGAAAGGTTCCGGGCGGGTCGTTTGTCTCCCACCATTCCTTTACGTTAATGAGATAGCCGAGCGGCTCCACCACACGCCGGATTGCGCCTATAGTGCCCTTATGGCAGTGAATGAAATACGCATCGCGGATAACGGCGCGTTTTGTTGCTTCCGGCCACTTTTCATCCCACCTGTCGACCGAAAACGCCCACGCCAGCCACGGCAGCAGATTTGCCGGGCAGGTGTCCGGGTTCCACAGCTCACGAATACTGACCGGCGTTTTTTCAATTTCCGCACAGGCTTTTGCGGCGGCAACTTCAAGCGGTGAAGAGCCAGTCGGCAGCAGTCGCGAATCACTCATCCGAGCCTCCGGTCACGACGCTGTATTCGGTGCAGAAAGACGCCTGCGTACTGTTGAGCACAATGTCGGCCAGTGGTGCGGCCAGCTCGACACGCTGCACGCCTTCCACATGCAAAGCGGCATAAATGGCAGACAGACGGATGTCACGCCCCAGCCGGTGCTGTGCCGTGATGTACGCTTCCAGTTTTTTCACGGCAGCAGCGCGAATGGGTTCGCTTTCGGGACCAGGGTAAAGGTAAAGCGTGGCGTTTATCTGGTATTCAACAATGGCGGCAGACTGCACGGTCACGCGGTCGGCCACCGGCCTGACGTCCTCGCCATTAAGGGCGTTACGCACCACGGCCAGCAGGTCTTCGGATGCGACGCCGTTATTTTCACGTGACAGCACAGAGATAGTGACGCAGGCCGGAGACGGACTGGTGACAGAGATATCCGCGACACGCCCGTCGGCACTGCGGCCATGATACTGATAGGCACCCACCGACCCGGCGACGCTTAAACCTTCAAACGCCTGCTGAATACGCAGCCGATAATCGGTGTCAGACTCCATCACTGCCGGTGTCGGCGGGATGGTCGAATCATCTGCCGGGGTGACAATCAGACGTGTGGTGTTGTAATTGGCACCAATCACATCAAGGTCATTACCGGCAGCACAGGCCAGCATCACCGCCCGTGCTGCCTCATTCACACGCTGACGCCAGATAAGCTCACGATAAGCATTTTCCTCCAGCAGTTTGACGATAGGCTCAGATTCCAGCGTCAGGGTACGGGAAACCGCCTCCTGCTGGTCTTCCGGGTAAAGAGAAATCAGTGTCGCCTTGCGTTCGGCAAGAATGGTTTCAAAGTCCAGCTCCTCGACCACATCCGGTGCGGGTAGCTGGTTCAGGTCGATAATCGGCATGGTTTCAACTCACAGGGATGGTTAACGAAAGTGGCTGGCCGGTGTCGTTGTGCTGGCCGGTTAACGTGACCGTCATTCGCCCGTCAAAACTGCGCTCAGTGGTGACGGATGACAGGGTGACGCGGGGTTCCCATTTCAGCACCGCCATGTAACAGGCGACCTTAATCTGCAACTCAAGCGCCGGGGTCTGCGGCTGGTCAATCATTGATGCCAGCAACGAGCCGTAATCACGACGCATCACCCGTGAGCCGACCGGTGTGCGCAGGATATCGCCGATACTCTGGCTGATATGCTCAAGGTCAGTGACAGTCAGGCCATCACTGCGATTCATTCCGAGATAACGCGCTGTCATAGAGGACTCCCGGTTGTGCCGCCGCTGTCGCCGGGGTGTTTATGGGTATGCAGTACCTTCCCGTTTGATGAGAGTTCACCACCGGTATGTTCAATGTTGCCGCGCATCGTCCCGCCCTTCTGCACTTCCAGCGTGCCGGTAATCAGCCTGTTGGTGCAGACCACCTCCGGTGTGTCCAGGGTGACGCGGGTTGATGCTTTCACCATGACCACCGGCACCGTGGCAGTAACAGAATCAGAAGCCGTCACGCTGGCCGTTTTAATTCCGCTTACCGTCAGAGCACTGGTTTCGGGTTCATACTCAATCACCGCCCCGTCAGGGAAACGGATATGCAGGGCATCCGCCGACGCAGACGGCGGAGGGTTATCGCCGGAATAAATCCCCGGCAGAACGAACGCCGTGTCGAGTTCACCGCCCACGGCCAGAATCAGCACCTGCTCCCCCACGGAAGGTGCCCACCATGTGCGCGAACGTCCTGCGCGATGGGTCAGCCACTGAAGCCAGTCGGTGCACATGCCGCCGGTCTGCACGCGGCAGCGACCGGCGTTAAGGTCGGTTTCGACGATAATGCCGGTGCGAATCATGTTGCGCAGTGCGCGCGCGAGTTCCTGAATATTTGCGAGAGTGTTCATAACGGGAAGGATGCCGCCGGGTCATACCGGCGGCAATGTGACGATGAGGTGTCAGGAATGGCACAACTAACGGTCGAGGTGAGCCAGAATAATCTCTTCAATCATCTGCACATCCTCACCGGTAAAGCCGAGCAGAGGACGCGCCGGATAATCAATTTTCTTACCGTCTTTCCGGGTTTCTTCCGACAGACCGAACTGATGCACACTGGCGATTTTCGGCGACTTCCCGCCGTAAAATTCCATTGATGCCTGTTCCGGGCTGGCGCGGATATGCAAAAAACGACTGGTGATAAGTTTCGCAAACATTTTTCGCTTAACACGACCGGTCTTTTTTCTGGCGCTCTGCTGCTGGCGTGGCGCATAGGGTGTGCCGTCCGGGGCTTTCTGTGCCATCACCCGACGCTGCTGGTTCTGCCGCAGACGCTTCGCCAGTTCGGCGCTCAGTCGCCGACGCCCTGACGGTGACAGCGATTCAGTCAGTCCGGTCAGCCGGTCTTCAAAACGCTTAAACTCATTCATCCCACTTGCTCACCAGTTCGCCATTGATATAAAGCTCCATCGGGCGGGTGACCGGCTCCGGCGGCGTGGGTTCCGGGATATTCTTCACATGCAGCGCACCGTCAATCTCACTGACCAGCGTGCGCTCGGTCAGCATCAGGCTGATACTGATATCAAAGCTGCTGTCATTGTTGATGTCTGCATAAAACGTGAAGCCCTTTTTCTGGCCTGCGTCGGTGGTCATGATGTCGGGCTGATTTTCCCGCAGCCACGCCAGCACCGGCACGATGAGCAGGTCAAAATCACCGGTAAAGTCGGTCACAATGACATTGAGCGTGTAACGCTTTTCGAATGACAGCGACGTCGCCAGCGTGGAGGCAATACTCCCGTTATCCACGAATATCCGCAGCATATCGGGGTTAGTTTTCAGCACCGTGACGGCATCAGTCAGCGCCCTGCGCAGGCTGTCGGGTTTGAGCATCATTTTCGTCCTGACAGTGTTTAATCATTTTTACCTGGCTGGCACAGCGTGCCAGCGCGTTCTCAAGCTGCCGGATATCGGCACTTAAATCGCCGTTCGTCTCCGGGTCACTGCCCGGCATCGGGCAAAGACTCACTTTCGGGCAGGCGTTGTGGACAATCACTGGCGTCGGTGCAGGCCGGGCGCTGGTGCAACCGGCGCACAGCATCAGGCAGGTCAGCACCGTACCAGCGGCGAAAATCTTCGTTTTCATTCAGTAACCTCGTGATGGTTTTCTCGCGCTGTGCTTCACGCTTCGCGGCGTTCTCCAGCTCCTGACGCAGTGCCACCTGCGCCAGCTCGTTTTTGTCTGCCCTGGTGAGGGCAACATGAAGCTGATTTTTCAGCATGGTGATGGTCGTCTGCTGCCCACTGGCGACATTGTTTGCCCTGTCCAGCGAGGCGCGCAGGCTGGCGTTTTCATGCTTCGCCAGAAACAGCCCCGCCACCGCCAGCGATAACAACACGACCAGCACAATCATCAGCTTTGACATGGTTCCCGCCCCTCAAAACGCTGACGGCAGGCCGTACGTATCAGCCGGAAGAACACCGATGCCACGAGATAAATCAGCGCGGTAAAAATCCACCCGGCGGCAACCAGCGAGATAAACGTCGCCACCATCACCACCAGAGCCACCGCCCGTCTGTGCCACGGCACCGGCTGCAAAAACAGCGACGTGACAATCTTCACGGCCAGCGATTCCGGCGGCAGCTCCCGCCCGTAGCGTTCCAGCACATACTCAGTGGCATACACGCCGACACCACCGGCAACCACACAGATAACCGTCGCCAGAATCGCCCAGGCGGCGACAAAATTGACGGCCACGCTCTGCGGGTAAATCAGGGACAGTGCCAGCATCAGCGCCAGCGACACGTTCAGCATCAGTGAAAGGGATAATTTCTTCATGGTGTTTACTCCGTTTAAGCCGGTACGCCGCCGGCGGTACGCCAGACGGTGACCAGTTTTTCCAGTGAATGCTCACGCTGACCGTAACCGGCACCCGGCAGGGACGCCCAGATATTGCGACAGCGTGAAATGGCGCGCTCAATGCGTCCCGCCCGGATGTCATCCAGTGCACCGCGTTCGCGGATCAACTGAATGGCGAGTCTGTCCTGCGACAACGGACTGAAATCCGGCAGGGCAAGCTGTTTGCGGTAGTGCGGCCAGAACAGGTAAAGCTGCTGATAGCGACCGGAGGCCGTGGATTTTTCACCGCGACGGTTAAACACCTTCGCCGGTCGGCCATGCGCGAACGGGTGGTCACTGTAGTCAGTGAAAATTTCCGGCTTCCCGTCCAGTCCGGTGACTATCACGTCATAGCCCCGGTTTTTCGTCAGCGGATGATTCGCCGTCCCTTCGGACACGGCCAGCATGTCGAGAAAGGCAGCGATATTCTGATGCGTGTTAATTACCGGCATTACTGTTTCCCCCTGCCCTTAAAGCGGCGCTGAATGGCAATCTCAATCACCTGATAACCGGCGATACCCAGCATGGAGCCGATACCGCACACCGCAGGCAGTGACAGGTCAGGGAACTGCACCAGAACAACACCGGCAACCATCGAGACAAAACCACCGAGCAACATGCGCCCGATAAACAGACGCGGGGTGATGGGTTCACCACCGGCAAGCACCTTGCCGACAACAATCAGCACCCCAATCATGAAAAGCGACAGGACGCTTTTTTCTTCTGCTGTCATGCGTTACTCCCACAGATTGACAGTTTCAGCCACGGGCGCGGTCTGAACGTCGGGCAGTTCGACGGCGGTGCCGTGTGGCAGCACCGCACCCAGTTCAGCCAGTCCCGGATTTGCGGCGAGCACGGTCTCAACCACGCCCTCAGTGCGCCCGTAATACCGGACACAAATGGCGTCGAGCGTGTCGCCCTGTAGCGCAAAGGTCTTCATCAGATTTGACTCACGATGCAGCGCGGCTTGTCCTGGATACGCGCCACCGCCCAGCGCATATCCCGCCAAAGTTCATCAATGGTGCTGTCAATGCTGTCAGCCTTCTTGTCGCCTTTCGCACTGGCATCCACGCCGCGATAACGCTCATAAAGCGACGCGGTCGCCATCGCACACACGGCGCGCTCGTAGTAAAAAACTTTGATGCTTTCACCGTCGATATCGTCTGCCGGAACGTCCGCCAGACGCGTAAAACCGGCGGCAATTTTCTGTTCGCGGTACTCGTACAGCTCCGCATTTGTTTCCGCCATGCCTGACTTGATGGCCTCACGCAGACGGGCGGGGGCGACGGTCTGCTCAAGGCGCATACGTTCCCGGACGCGCTTCGGGTCGATATCGGGAAAAAAGAACGTGTTTTTAATCACCGGCTCGTCGCCTGCCGGTTGCGGGATGACCACCGTACCCTCACCGGATACAGGAGCCTCCTTTCGCGGAATAATCAGCGTCATCATGACTACCTCTGAAAAGTCGGGCGGTGGACGCCGGTGCAGTGTCAGGTGATTCACCCTCACTGACCGGCGTGCCGCCCTGGCGCGGGGCGCATTCGGTTGTTAACTGGCTTTCTTTTTCGGGCGTCCACGTTTTGCCGGTGTCGCACTCCGGGTCTTACGCGGGGCGCGGGTGGCCGCTTTTGGCTGCGGCTCCGGCTTCGGTTTCAGCTCCCGCTCCAGTCGTTCAATCTCTTTTTTGACGCCTGCCTGACAGTCGAGCTGTGTCGCACGTTGCAGATGCGCCAGCGCACCTGCGGCATCACCAGCGTCACGCAGAAACAGACCGGTGATTTTGTGCAGCTTTGCGCGCACTTCATCAGGCATGTCAGCCGTGGCGGTCAGTTCAAGGGTCTCCGTCAGCAGGCGGGTATCCACAGACTCACCGGCAGCGTGAGCACGCATGGCCGCGAGCGCCACCTCCTCGGTGAACATGTACGGCGGGGTGCGGCGGTGTTTACCCGGCATGGTCAGACCGTACTTCAGGGCATAACGGGCAATCTCCAGCGCACCGGCAATATCGCCGGTATCCAGACGCCACAGCATGACCGTCATCAGAATGTCATCCTGTGCGCCTTTGCCCTGCTCCAGCACGCCGTTCACCCACGGCAACCAGAACGGCAGCAGTTCGCGCTTTTTCGCGGCCTTCAGCTCTTTTGAATAAATCGCTTTCAGTGTGCGCTGGTCTGCGGCGAGCTTAACCAGCATCTGCTCATAGACAGTTGCATGTCGCAGCGGGGCGGCTTCCCGCTGCGCGGTCATCGCTGCCGAGACCCGCATCATGTGGCGCTGTGCGGGACTCGTCATCGGTTACGCTCCCGGCTCTGCGGTCGCTTTAGCCGGTGTGGAGAAGTCACCGACCTTGATTTTTTCCACCAGACAACCGGCGGCGTAGTCTTCCACCACGTAATCAATGTTCATTGACTCGTAGTTCTCCACGCGGTCGAGTTTCGGGTTTTCCACAATCACGCGGCGATGGCTGTCATCCATGTAGTAGATGGACAGGTTTTCCAGCTTCGTAATGAGCATCGCATCCGCCGGGAAGTACGGGACGCGTACCGCCGGCAGGTTACCGATGCGTTTCTGGCTGATGATGACGTCAGCGGCCAGCATTTCGCTGTTGTCCTGCTCCCTGTTGACGATGGGGAAATACTTGTCCGCCAGTAGCTGACGCCCCACAATCACCACAAGGTCAGGGTCTTCCTGATACCACGGCTCAATCAGGTTGTTGGTCGCATCCATCACCAGTGCATCGAGGCTGGCATAATCACCGCCCTTACCCACGCGGATGACCTCAGAGGTGGTGTGACCTTCCTCGTCAGTAACCTTGCTCATCACGCGCGCCGGGGCTTCATTGCGGTATTTCTGCAGCCAGCCGACCGCCACATCCTGCAGCATCGGATTACTGTTGCGGTCAGAGGTTTCGGCACGCTTCACGCCGTTAAAACCGGCCATGATGAAATCAAGGGACTGGCGTTTGATAATGGCGTTACGGATACGGAGCTGGAAATCCTGATAACGCGCCCACAGGTCAAGCGTTTTGTAGCGGATATAAAAATCGAAGTTAACCTGGTCGCATTCGTACTTGTTTGACGCCAGCTTCGAGAAGTCCTTCGGCTGACGCTCGGTGCCACCGGCGGTGTCGGTGGTGCTGGCGATGGAGCCGGTGACACCGATACCAATTTTTTCCCCTTTCATTTCACTGACCGGCACAATGTTGATGCGGGTCAGAAAGTCAGAGGACTCCTGCATGGTGTTCATCAGGGTCTGGGTGACCGACGGTTCAACGGTGAATTTTTTCGACACATCACCGGCGTCGATGCCGTTCAGCTCGGCAACACGGGACAGGTAAGCATTAAATTTAAAGCGGGTTTCCTGGCGCATAGTTTTTCCTGAAATTAAGGGTTAATCGTGAAGGTTTTCCCGGACTGACTGACGCCGGTCAGCAGTTCGTCATCAGGGCGTCACCGCCACCACCGGTGGCCTTGCTGCGGCGCTGCTGGGTCAGACTTTCGGTGTGGTCGAGACTGTTTTTCAGGCGGGTGAATGCCTGGCTGGTTTCATCCGCCCTGTCAGTCACCTCCTGCTTAAGTGCGGAAAAGGCGGTTTCCATCTCAGCGAGGCGCTGCTCAGTGGCGCTCAGTTTTTCCTGCACATGTTCAGCAACAGCGGTCACCGCTTCATGCACGTCATTCAGACGGGCGTCATCGCTGGCCTGTTTGCGGCCAAAAATGGATTTCACCTTTTCGGTCAGGGCGGTGAACACGGTTTCAGGCAGGTCTTCAAATTCCAGCTCAACAGGCGTTGCCACTGAAATCAGGTTTTCAGGGCTTAATTTGAAGCGGTTCAGGGGGTTGTGTTTTGCCGTGCGGCAGAATTCCAGGTATTCCGTGCCGAGGCTTGCCGGGTCATCGGTGACGGCCAGCCCCACCAGATAACATTTGCCGGTGTTGGCAAAGTTCGGCTGAATTTCCATTGAGGTGTAGACCTTCTGCGCGGCCTTGTTCATCGCGATAAGGTCATCGGTCGGGGTGATTTTCGCAAACAGCGCCCATTTGCCTTTCAGCGCCGAATCATCGTCAATCTTTTCGGCCTTCAGTTCGGCCACATCGCCATAACGCTTAAAAATACCGTCAGGCAGGATGCCGCGCAGATGTTCCAGGTTAATGCGGCAACCATAGACTCGCGGGTCAAAGGTTTCGGCCATTTCCTGAATATCCTGCGCACTGATGACACGCCCGTCACAGGTGTCACCCTCAACGCCGATACGAAAGAATTTTGAGACTTTTTTTGCCATTGTCAGGAGTCCTGAATAGTGATTAGAGGAGTCACATGTCGGCATCAGTTTCCCGACGATGCGCATCCTCCGCCATCAGTCCCGGATGGCTTATCACTGACACAACAGCACCTTAGCGAATCGCGGGGCGCGACTCAGTAGCCTTGCCGTGTATTCATCACGGCGAGGTATTCATGACCATCACCACAGACACCACTCTTTTACACGACCCGCGTCGTCAGGCGGCGCTGCTGTACTGGCAGGGGTTTTCCGTGCCGCAGATTGCCGCCATGTTGCAGATGAAACGCCCGACGGTGCAGAGCTGGAAACAGCGCGACGGCTGGGACAGTGTTGCCCCCATCAGCCGTGTCGAAATGAGTCTGGAAGCGCGGCTGACCCGGCTCATCATCAAACCGCAGAAAACCGGCGGTGACTTCAAGGAAATTGACCTGCTCGGACGCCAGATTGAACGACTGGCACGGGTAAACCGCTACAGCCAGACCGGCAACGAGGCAGACCTTAATCCGAACATCGCTAACCGCAACAAAGGCGGGCGTCGCAAACCGAAAAAGAATTTTTTCAGCGACGAGGCCATCGAAAAGCTGGAGCAGATTTTCTTTGAGCAGTCTTTCGAATATCAGTTGCACTGGTATCGCGCCGGGCTTGAGCACCGCATCCGCGATATCCTGAAATCCCGCCAGATTGGCGCGACGTTTTATTTTTCCCGCGAGGCGCTGCTGCGCGCCCTGAAAACCGGTCATAACCAGATTTTTCTGTCGGCCAGTAAAACGCAGGCGTATGTGTTCCGCGAATACATCATCGCCTTTGCCCGGCTGGTTGACGTTGACCTGACCGGTGACCCGATTGTCCTGGGCAATAACGGCGCAAAACTGATTTTTCTCGGCACCAACTCCAACACCGCACAGAGCCATAACGGCGACCTGTACGTCGACGAGATTTTCTGGATCCCGAATTTTCAGGTACTGCGTAAGGTGGCATCAGGTATGGCCTCACAGAGTCACCTGCGCTCGACCTATTTCTCCACCCCGTCCACGCTGGCGCACGACGCCTACCCGTTCTGGTCGGGTGAACTGTTCAACCGGGGACGCGCCAGCGCCGCCGAACGCGTGGAAATCGACGTCAGTCATAACGCCCTTGCCGGAGGTCTTCTCTGTGCGGACGGCCAGTGGCGGCAGATTGTCACCATTGAGGATGCCCTGAAAGGCGGCTGCACGCTGTTCGACATTGAGCAGCTCAAACGTGAAAACAGCGCCGACGATTTTAAAAACCTGTTCATGTGTGAATTTGTTGACGACAAGGCGTCGGTGTTCCCGTTCGAGGAGCTGCAACGCTGCATGGTCGACACGCTGGAAGAATGGGAAGACTATGCGCCGTTTGCCGCCAATCCGTTCGGCTCCCGCCCGGTATGGATTGGTTACGACCCGTCACACCGTGGCGACAGCGCCGGATGCGTGGTACTGGCACCGCCGGTGGTGGCCGGTGGCAAATTCAGAATACTTGAGCGTCACCAGTGGAAAGGTATGGACTTTGCCACTCAGGCGGAATCCATCCGCAAACTCACCGAAAAATACAACGTCGAATACATCGGTATTGATGCCACCGGCCTCGGTGTCGGCGTGTTCCAGCTCGTGCGCTCGTTCTATCCCGCCGCACGCGACATCCGCTACACGCCGGAAATGAAAACCGCAATGGTGCTCAAGGCAAAAGACGTTATCCGCCGAGGCTGTCTGGAATATGACGTCAGCGCCACCGACATCACCAGCTCGTTTATGGCTATCCGCAAGACCATGACCAGCAGCGGACGCAGTGCCACCTATGAGGCCAGCCGCAGCGAGGAAGCCAGCCACGCCGACCTCGCCTGGGCGACCATGCATGCCCTGTTAAATGAGCCACTCACCGCCGGTATCAGCACCCCGCTGACATCCACCATTCTGGAGTTTTACTGATGAGCAAGAAAAAAGGGAAAACACCGCGACCTGCGGCAAAAAAAATGACTGCCAGCGCCCCGAAAATGGAGGCATTCACCTTTGGTGAGCCGGTGCCGGTACTCGACCGCCGTGACATTCTGGATTACGTCGAGTGCATCAGTAACGGCAGATGGTATGAACCGCCGGTCAGCTTTACCGGTCTGGCAAAAAGCCTGCGTGCTGCCGTGCATCACAGCTCCCCGATTTACGTCAAACGCAATATTCTGGCCTCGACATTTATCCCGCATCCGTGGCTTTCCCAGCAGGATTTCAGCCGCTTTGTGCTGGATTTTCTGGTGTTCGGTAATGCGTTTCTGGAAAAGCGTTACAGCACCACCGGTAAGGTCATCAGACTGGAAACCTCACCGGCAAAATATACCCGCCGTGGTGTGGAAGAGGATGTTTACTGGTGGGTGCCGTCCTTCAACGAGCCGACAGCCTTCGCGCCCGGCTCCGTGTTTCACCTGCTGGAGCCGGATATTAATCAGGAGCTGTACGGCCTGCCGGAATATCTCAGCGCCCTTAACTCTGCCTGGCTGAATGAGTCAGCCACGCTGTTCCGCCGCAAGTATTACGAAAATGGCGCACATGCCGGATACATCATGTACGTCACCGATGCCGTGCAGGACCGCAACGATATCGAAATGCTTCGCGAAAACATGGTTAAGTCGAAAGGCCGCAATAACTTTAAAAATCTGTTTCTCTATGCCCCACAGGGGAAAGCCGACGGCATTAAAATTATCCCGCTCAGTGAAGTGGCAACGAAGGACGATTTTTTTAATATCAAAAAAGCCAGCGCCGCTGACCTGCTGGACGCGCACCGCATCCCCTTTCAGTTGATGGGGGGCAAGCCGGAGAACGTCGGGTCGCTGGGTGATATTGAAAAAGTGGCAAAGGTCTTTGTCCGCAATGAGCTTATCCCGTTACAGGACAGGATTCGGGAAATAAACGGCTGGCTCGGTCAGGAAGTCATCCGCTTTAAAAACTACTCACTGGACACTGACAACGACTGAACATCGCCGCCTGCGGGCGGCTTTTTTACACCCTCACATGCTCACCACCGCACAAAACACCCCGCAGACACACCAACGCCCCGGCGCACAATCCAAACGCCGTCACGACGCGCTGAGACGCTGAGACGCTGAGACGCTGAAAAAATAAAATCAGCACCACCGCCAGCGCGCAGTGCTTTCCCCGCCTCGCCCGCCCGCTTCATGGGGCGGTTTTAATGCAGGTGCATCATCCCCCCGGCAAGCGCCTGTTCTGGTGCTCGCTGTCAAAAGATATATTTGAAAATGAATGCAAATTTATGCACCTAATGCAGGCGAGGCTAAAAAGAACATCTTTAGTTTGTTTTTTTAACTCCACTGTATTCCGCTATCATCCTCTCAACCGCTGGAAGCAACTCAGCAGGAACGCAAATAGACCTATCTGCCTTTCCAACATCTTTTGGCGTTTTGTAAGTACCATTATAATTAAGGACGCATTCTTTAAGAATTTCAAAAAGAGAAACAATAGGGTCCACGCCATAGCTATCAATAAACTTTCGATAGCTATCATTATCAGATAACGATGAAATATCTCCATGAACAAACTTACACCTAAGCTCATAGATTATTCCTATTTTTGAATCAATATCAATAATTTTCGCCGCATCTCTGCAAACACCGCCAATAATTGAATTTTTATTACCATTATTGGTTCCATACATAGCATCCAATGCTATAAATTGATTCAAAAACCTTTCACGTTTGTCATCCCTCCACCCGTGCGCTATAAAGGAAAGAGCAGACAACATCCTTTTATCAGGTGATGAAAGTATTTTTGTAAGTATCGCCAAGGCTGAATCCGTTATATTTAAATTATATACAGACGGAATATTCACCCGAAACTCACTTTCATGATATTTCCCGACACCAAAAGACTCAACTAGATTATTAACAGCAACTCGATTAATCGCAAAAGGATTATCAACCGCAAGACATAAAGCTCCAAACAAACTATCAAACATTTTCACCGCTTTATCCTCTGATGAAGCATATGCCACCACCAAGCAGGATTTTGACTGTCGAAAATATTTCCCAATTGGTTTATGCCGCATATATTCATCATCATAAAAATCAACAGGAACCTTGATGTCAGTTTTGTCTTTAATATCAGAAAGTAATTCCACCCCTAGCCCCGGGCCATATAAAAATAAATTTTCTCTAAGCTCAAGCTTCCCATCAAAGCCAGCACACCCAAGATTATAAATATACGGACAGGATTTTATTCGTGAAAGCATATAATACTTAAACATCTCACTAAGATTTTTTCTATGAACTTGCGTTATAATATCATCAACACAAATCTTATCAGGATTAAGCGACAGAAAATCAGCATCAATGCGATTGAAGGCTTCAGAACAAAAACCTAACAATAATCTTTTCGCATTGTGAAGGTCACTTATACCTAATTGGGGGCCATATGCTTTTAATAACCTACTAGCACATTTTGCAATCTCCTCATCATCATATGCAAGCCAAAAAACAAAATCTTCTAATGCTTTACCGACTTGGATACAAGGCTGCTCCTTACCATGACTATAAAAAAAACTTTTGCATAATTTGTTTATCATGCCATTAGAGAACGCAACCTTCATAGATACTTCATCCCTTAACGCACTCATCGATAATAATTCCTTATAAGTTATTAATGCACGACTACTAAAGCATTGCTTCAGATTTGTTAATGTATCATGATGCCATCAGTTTAAGAAAACATCACCCAATCGTCTTTTACAGCATAACTAAACCGCTCACCGTCATAAATTACTGTTGCCCCGCGCGCCAACGCCTCAAGCTCCCATCGCTGCGGCCTGATACCGTTCTGAGCAAGGTCAACGCGGATACGGGTAATTTGCATTCTTTCCGACCGGGTCAGTCTGGCCGATGGTGCAATTTCATGTGGTTTTAACGGGCTTCCGTTTCTTTGCTGACGATTTGGCGTTCTCAGGCCGTGTTTTAATGCGCCCCTGAGCGCCCTCACAACCTCCGGGTCATTCCATTCGATAACACCGTCATCAACCAGATTAAGCACTGCTGCGGCGTGCTCAGAAGGTGTGGGAGCCGGTAACGAAGTATCACAACCGGTGACCTTTCCACAGTTATTGACAGGACTCCGAGGCGCGGCGATGCCGCTTTTTAAAGTCAAAGGCTCAACGACCGGAACTTTCGGCACAATGCGCCAGTCCGTCGTTCTGGTGATATGAATATGACGCGCGCCGAGATGCGGCGCGTAAATGCCGACCACTCTCTCGACTTCTTCCTCGTACTCGTTGACGTCATCCGACGGGCTACGGGCAACCCTGACAGTCTGACAATCGCGCGGGACATTTGCCCCACCCTGCGCGCTGATATACAACGCAAAATCACCACTGTCTGCGGCAGCGCGAGCAGCCTCGACGCGTTCGTCAAACTCATCAGCAATACTGACGCCGCGAGGCAATTTGCGTAGTTCACGGTAAGCCCCCATTGTCGGCAGGCCAACCGTTTTAAATTGCGGGATGCGCCACGTTGACGCCCATGCGGTAACAGCCGCGGCAGTATCTTTAAGCGGCTTACCGGTATCGTTATCGAGCTGACCATCCAGTGCATAGCCGTCGATATTTTTTGAAATGTATTTCGCGATATATCCCGCAGCACCGCCCCGGTTAAGGTGCTTTGCCTGAAAACGGTTTCGCGCGGCTCCTCTTTCGTCACCATCCTCTTTGAGCGCATAGCGACGCATGATTTCGATAATCTGGTTACGCTGGCGTGGATTACAAAAAAGCATCATATGCCAGTGCGGCGTTCCGTCGTGGTGTGGCTCGACGACACGCAAACCGTAGACCTGTAAATCATTATCCTTGAATGCCGTGCGCATCAGGCTCCAGATACGGCAGAGATAACGCTGCGCATCCTTTGGATTAAATGCCTCATCATTCCAGCCGTGATTAAGCTGGACGGTTTTACTTTCGCCTTTTCCGACCTGACGTGTCGGGTGATACTTTGACGGCGTGGTCAGCGTGATAAACATCCCCACATCCCCCTCTGCGGCGGCGTAACGCTCAATACCGGCAATGGTGTTCATCAGCTCCATCCGGCGAATTTCAGGATTAGAAATACTGCCCATCACCTTACTGATAAGGTCGATGCGCTCGCCGGTTTCCCTGTTTTCAAGGTCACACGATTTAAGAAATTCCAGATTTGCCTGGCGGCGTGCACGCACATCACGAATGGCATGTTTACTGGCATAAGGAGAACGGTCTTTATTCACCTCCCCGACAGCAATCAGTAACGCCTCATGCCAGCGCATACGCTGGCCTTTAAGCTGATGAGTCCACCACTCATCGTTAAACAGACGGGCAATGGCAGAATATGCCTGCCTCGTGGTCATCTGTCCTTTACGGTATTTTTTCCAGTAGAGCGGGGAAATATTGAAAGCACGTGCAGCGCCAGCAACATGACCATAGAGGTGAGCCTGCGCCTCATCCGTAAACAGCGATTCTTTCTCGCCATGCGCATCCACCCAGGCATCGCAGAGTTCCTCATACATCATGAAAAGCTGTGATGAGATACGGGCGGCAAACTTTTTCAGCTCCTTGTCATTCATCCCCGGCAGGCGCGCATACTGGTCGCGCTCTGCCAGAAACAGCAACGACGCGTCGGCGTTCATTTCATGACGCTGATTCACACGCTCAATGCGCGGCCATAAACGACGCTGAAAAGTGGATGTGAGGAAATAAAACCCGTGCACCGGGCTTTTATTGCGCCGGATGTAGTCATAGCGTGAAGTAAACAGCGAG